CCAAGGCGTCTCGAACAGGTCGATATACTTCTTTGACCGCTTGACCAACGGGCCCTCTTGAGCCCGGAGTGACTCGCCCGAGGGATCGCCCGAGCCCGGCTCGATGATGTAGCGAGGAATACCCGAGATGGCGCCGAGAGATTGGATATAGGAGCCGACAGCGGCCAGGTAGTTGTTGAGGTCGGTAGGAGAGAACTCACCTACTTGAGTTCGACCCGACTCATCATCACCGGCTGGTAAGTCCCAGATCTCGTTGGGTGCGTTGGAGAGACGTCCGATGTCCGAGTTCGAGATGACCCAGCGTTGACGGAAGGACCCGAACTCCGAAGCGACCATCATGTCCATCAACAGCTTCGAGACGGCATCCTGTATTGGAATCACCGAGTCGAGTTCAGAACGAGTTGAGACAGGCGAGTAGCGGAAGTGGAAGAACGGTATCTCACCATAGGGGTTCTGTTCGGCCGGTTGTGCAACCTCGAAGATGGTGTCCCGCTTGAAGTCTTCGAAGGAAGAGAACTTACCTCGACTCTGGTAGTACTCGATCCGGTCCACGTAGTAAAGGGTCAACATGACTCGGCCGAGTACGGGATCGAAGTACCACTTCGCAGCCGATTCCTTCACACGAGGATTATCGTCACGATACTTGATGTGGCAGATTCGAGGGTCGTGGTAGTACCCCTGGACCGTGTCGTCGTTGTCAGGCCAGACCATGTAGTAGGCCTCGCCGAACACCAGAACACCGAGGGTCACAAGATCGGATTCGTTCTGCAGCTCGAGCTGATTGAACAGGTCTCGGAGAGCGATGTTGATCGGAGTGTCGGCCTCACCGCCGTAGGTGAACCCGCTGAGATTGATTCGCTGTTGGTACGTGTCGACCACGAGGCCACAGAGGTTCAGGCCGAAGTTGACGTTGGTCATCGAGGGGAAGACCGAGGCGAGTCGCTCGGCTGAGTAGCGGAGCGGAGCCTGCCCGAGGTAGTAGTCCCACTTATTGGAATAGAGCTCCTGCTTGGCGAGAAGCGACGATATAAAATAAGCGACGTCTGCGGTGGGTTGTTGGATCTGTTGACTCATAGTTTCACCTTGTTGACCTTAGCCTTTAGGGCCTTCTTTTTCATCGTCTTCGAGACCCCGGCTTGGTAGGACCCCGCTTCTTTTTGGTTAGGTTTACGTGTCAGAGCGTACAGCGCCCAGACCATCGCATCGAGTCGGTCGGGCGAGTTCTCGCCGGGAAGGAACGTCCGCATCTGTTCCTCTAAGAACGGGAATCGACCTAAGTGCTTCACCTTACCCTGAGTGTAGAGAACGGAGATAGGTTCTGCCCGAGTGAACTTACCACGAGTGGCGTGTACGGAGAAAATCGGCAACTGAGGTGCTGCCGCACGAAGGACGGCCTTCACCATATCGCCGCCCTGATTGACCTCGGCGATTACAAAGTTGGCCTGCCACTTCTTGAAGACCTTCGAGACTTCGGCAGCCCAGAGTTCGGGCGTGGCGTCGATGCTGGCATCCTCGAGAACAACCATGGTACCGTCGGGTAAGAGGCCGGCGGCGATGATCCCCGTGAGGGAGTTCACCTTAGTTGAAGCCTTCGGGTCGACACCGACCACGATGAGTTGGAAGTCTTCAGGTGAGTAGGCGTCGGCCGGTAGTCGAACTGCGTCGAGTAGGTTGTAGTCCCAGAGAGCCCCAGGAACCTCGAGGAGGAACTTACCTTCGATCTCCTGGTCAATCAGATGAGTCGGGTAAGCGGAGAAGAGCGACTCGACAAACCCGGGCGGTAGGAAGATGTTGTCTCGAGTACTCGAGGTGATCACGGTACTGGACGGAAGCGGCGTCCTCACGAAGGTATCGTAGACCCAGTTCGAGCCACGAGGAGTGGTCGTGATCCACATCTTTCCGGGCTTACGGCGAAGGCGACCTAGAGCGACGTTCCAGACTTCTCGGTCTAGGTAGGCGGCTTCGTCGAGCCAAATCCACCCGATGTTGGGACCTCTGAGTCGGTCCGGATTCTCTCCCGAACGGAACAGAATCTCAGTCCCATTCCGAAGCACCATGGTCATGGTCGACTTCGAGTACTCTTCGATGAGATCAGCGGGCTCCACGAGTTCGAGGAACGTCCGGAGAGTAGCGTCTCGGATCATCGAGTAAGTAGGTGCGATGACCAGGCCTCGACTCTTCGCCGGCATCCTGAGGGCCTCAACAGCACCAGCTCGAGTTTTCCCCGAGCCGACTCCACCCGTGAAAAGGCGGAACTTATGTTTGGCTAACCAGAACCTACGCTGAGGCCCGGTCGACGTCCTGTGGAGTAGGGTTACTGTTTTTGTCACGGACATTCAATAGGATGCGACTACGGCCCATTAGGAGGACCGTGCCGATGCGGACAAGTAGGATACCGAGGAAGGCCCGGAAGCGACTGGGCATCTTGGGCATCACGACGACTACCTCAACGTAGGGCTTGATCTGCGTTTGGCCGATACGAACAGGTTGTCCTAATCGAGGATCGTCTTTTCCAATTCCCTGAAAGTCACCCATTTACATTCTCCCGATCCTGTGATATAATTACATCATCGAACGAAACACGAACCAACACGAAAGGAACACCAAATGTCTCGCCGCAAATCCTTCAACTTCAACTCTCTCAAGAATCTCGAAGGCGTACCCGCCACCATGACGAAGAAGCGAATCCTCGAGATCTTGGACGCCGACTCGAAGGCTTTCTACGGAGCCGACACGAAGCTCTCCCGCAACGTCCGCAAACTTGACGTCGCCGCCCTTCGCCAAATCTACTCCGTTCACCACCTCTGGCTCGCCGATCCGATCTCTCTCCGCATCGACGTTGTTGAATCACACATCCGAGCCGCTCTCGAGCGCAAGGAACGCTACGGCTAATCGACTCATCTCTCAAGGCCCGGACTAATCATCCGGGTCTTCGTCTGTGTTATCATCCGCATCGATGAGTCCGAGGTCGACCACGATGTTGAGAGCGTCGCCGTCCTTACCGGTCAGCTCGAGTCGATCACCGTAGCCACGGTCTCGGCCGATCCGTTCGAGTCTCATCTTGATGGCCCACGGACGTTTGGCGTCGATGGCCTCCATCAGGCCGAGCTCAGCGGTGTCGGTCGAGTATTCCCTCAACATGGTGTAAAGGTCGTAGAGGTCCGGGTCGTTATAGATCCGATGTTTGAGAGGCTGGAACGGACAGTTGAGGCCGGACGCTGTATGGGCGATCAGGCCTCTCGCTTCCACTAGGGCGTCGGCCACTTCTTCGTCGCTGATCTCATCGACCTTCCGGCGAGTGCTTCTATCAAAGACGAAGACTCTGGCCGGGACGTCTGTCCAGTCGTCAAAGTCTTCGTCGGGGTCTAGGTTCAATTCCTGTTTCTGAGCCTGCTTACGTGCCATAATTGGTGCTCCTTGATTCGATTATATCATAGTCCAAGGAACGTGTAAACAGAGTCATTGTCGGGAACTATCGGTCGAGCCCTAAGGCGTCGAGCTGTTCAACGAAGCTCCGCTGTTTTCTGGTCGGCTCCACGAAGACCGACTCTATCTCCGTAGTAACGGAGAAGGTCCGCTTCCCTATCGAAGAAAGGTCCCAATCCAAATCCGCTTCCGCTTGGGCCTTTTTCTCTGCGATGGCCGAGAGAATCTTCTCTTCGAGCTGTGTCCAGCTCTTCGGGTCCCAATACGTCTCGTGGATCAGAGATTCGATGAACCGTTCAGGCGACTTGTGGAACGGGACGTCTCGAGCTGTGTAGTACGGCATAGTAACTAGTCGAAGGTTCCGGATAAAGTCGTCGCCAAAGTGTTTGTAGAGTTTCGCTGAGATCCGTTCGTAGTCCAGCGGCTCTCCGTGGAAATTACGGAATAGACCTCTCCAAGTTCGAGCAGCCTCAGCTCCGTTGGAAGAAAGGAGTCTCGGAATAGAATCGGACTTGTCACCGATCATGGCCTGGACCAGAAGGAAGTAATAGACCTGACCGTAGTCGTACTCTCCCATGTAGGCAGCCTTATAAGGAACCTTAGCGTCGAGGAGATTGAGAGGAGGAACAGGATCGATGTAGAAGCGTGCTCCAGAAAGAGCACTGAACCGAGTCAGGAACTGAAGGTCTTTGTCGACGGCTACCGTAGGAGTAACTTCTGGATCTAGAACAACTAGAGCAGCGACGACATCATCCGCTTCTAGTCCTGGGATAGAGATCGTAATTAGTTCAGGATCACCAGCGATAGTATTGCGAAGCTCGATGACCTGAAGATGGGTCGCTAACTTGACCGGATCTTTCCGACGTTCTAGACGCCTAGACTTGTAATCGGGATAGAGGACTTTTCTATCGTTGTCCTTGGATTCGTTGATCAACAACCAATTGCGAAGGAAGTCCCTTACTAGAGTATATCTATTTCCAGACATGATCTTGTAAGAGAGGAATCCTAGATCGATGATTCCGTGGTAGTGTTGTAAGTCCATCGTAGTTCTCTCCGTTCCAGCTTCTTGTTCGTATCGTCGTAGTAGAGTAATAGGCTAGTGTTACCACGCTATCGCTTATTAAACTCGCCGCCTTACTAGGCTTGGGCTAAGGAACATACGCACTAATAAATACGGCAGAGCTATAGGCTAATACCGGCGAAGAGCTTACGCTCTTCGCTACTAGGGCGTAATAACGCTATACCGCTAGGCCTACTACGTCGTAGATCGCTAAGCGATACCTGACGCCTGTACTAGCGTCGTAGATCGCTAAAGCGATAGGCGACCTAGTTACTACGTGGTAGGTAATACGACATAGTGCATAGTGTCGCCGCGCGCATATATCACACGGTGCTCGATTTGTAAACCCCCTAAGGTTCCGGAAAAGACGGTCGATTTTACGGGACATTAGCCGAGGCTCACGACGGGTCGGAGAGGCTCGCCGAGGTCGATCTCTTCCTTAGTGTATCCGAGAGCTAGGAAGTAGGTAAGGCGTCGGCGTTCCACTCGGGCGTAGCACCGTCTCCAGGCCCGTTCGTACCGAGGATCGGAGATCGAGTAATGGCGTCGAAGCCAGGCGTGTCGGCGTTCCGCTTCTCGGACAAGTCGGGCGTTATTTAGGAGGACGTCGAGATCTATCGTCATAGAGGCTCCTATTTGCGTTGCGGTGTCGAAACTAAGTGAATATACGATTATCGACTTAGAGAGCTGTTAGCGATTCACTATGGCGCCATAGCGTCGATTCTAACTCGCTTACTTTCGGCGACGATTAGAGCGACTCGGGTAGCCGAAGAAGTAGTATCCACCGACCACGATAGCGGTCAACCCGAGGAGTAACGTCATGATGGACTGTACGAGCTCCTGATCGGCCGGAGCGGATGAGAGTAGAGGTCCAACGATGAGAAAACCGGACACGATGAGTAGACCTGCCAGTACTGTTTTCATATCCCTCTCTCCCACGGGAATTCCCCCGTATTGTCCCAATACTGCACGAGGTAGCGACCCCAATCTTGTTGGGTTCCTTGGAAGGAATCTCGCATCAACCAATAGTTCTTGTCGAAGAGGTCGAGGCGTCTTGTGGGTAGAGGCGCCCACTGGTAGAGGAGAAGGCGAAACTCTTCTCTCATCGACGTCTCGGAGACCCAGAGCGGGATGTTGGCTTTTCGATGACTCATGCGGGTATCAGCTCCTCTCTATACTCACTTAGAGAACTCATCGGGAACTCGGCGATTTTATCGTAGTAATCCGACGTGCTCTCACAGGCGGCCCAGTTCTTACCGATGACCAAGTCACCGCGGATTGGCAGAGTGTGGATCAGGTCGAACTCTTTGAGAGGCGACTCGAGCACCCGTTGGAAAGAACGGTTCAGAATCGCAGGAATGATATCAATTTCCTCGGCGGCGATGTTCAACATCAGCGAGTCGTGGACGGTGAACAAAGGTCGAGAGCGAAGTCCGTACTCGGCGAGTTGGTCGAACGTATTCTTGAGGACCCAGAGCATGATATCGCTCGCAGTTCCTTGAATGGGCGTATTAGTCGCCTTGCGATAGACGCCTCTCGGACCCTCATTCGCTAACTGTCGGTCGAGGAGTCGAGTTCGACCGAAGGCTGTGTGAATCTTCGTGACACCCGCTTCGCTTTGCTGTTCGACGTGTTTGAGCCATCGGGATAGTTTCTTGAACCGACCGAAGAATACAGAGAGAACTTCATCAACCTCTTTAGGCGAGACGCCGATTCTCTTCGCCAGGCCAAAGGAAGAGCCACCGTAGAGAAGACCGAAGACGATACCTTTGACTCGCTTCCGTTCTGTCGAGGATATCTCTTCCTGTGGCTTACCGTAGACGATACTCGCCACGAACCGATGGGCGTCTTCGGACATCAACGCCTCGGCCATGAGTTCGTCGCCTGAAATGAGAGCAGCGACTCGGAGCTCGGCCTGCGAGAGATCGCAGAGACCCCAGAAGTCTTCGGGTGTATCGGGAACGAAGATCGACTTGAACTTCCCGCGCCTCGGGATCTGTTGAAGATTCGGATCTCGAGAAGAGAGGCGTCCCGTCTCAGCGCCGTGGAGAAGGAGTCGACTGTGGATGCGGTCGGTATTACTTTCCCAGAAAGGTTTGAGAAAACCTGTGACCAGTTTCGAGACGCCACGATACTCGAGCAGATCTTGGACGATCTCGTGTTGTTCGGCGAGTTCGAGAAGAACGGGCTCCGACGTCTTCCAAAGACCTGTGGCCGTCTTCTCGGTTAACTCGACTCCAGCCGCCAAGAGAGCTGTAGCCGTCTCAGCGGTCGAGTTCCAATTGATACCGGGCGGGAGCTTCTCGGCGATCTCCGCTAAAGCCTTCTCAGTGTCGGCGAGGAGAGCACCAAGTTCTGGTCGATCAATCCGAACTCCTCTGACATACATCTCGGAAAGTACGGGAGTGAGTTGGCTCATCAACCAACCAGACGTCTGAAGATACTCGCCCATGAAGTGGTCGCGGACCATCCGAGTACCGATGAGGTCGAGCGCTAAGTACTTCTTCGACGTGGTATCACCACCGGCGCGGGAACCCGGTAAAGGAGTGAACAGGCTCATCAGGTGCTTGAGAGAGAGAACCTCGCTCTGTCCGCTGTTATGGGCGAGGAGCATCGCATCGACTGTTTCGATACCGCGCCAGAGAGTAAGATCGCCAGCGGTGTGGAGAAGATGCGAGATATCGAAGGTCGCATTGAACAGCGTGATCCTCGCAGAACGTTCTCGAGCGATCTCCAGCAAAAGCCGAATCTCAGCCGGAGTAGGGGACTCTATGATGAAGGAAGTGGCGTCGATCTCGAGGCCGAGCATCGTGATATCAACACCAAGTGCGAGGCCCGTGGTCTCGATGTCCAAGACGATGTCGGACCCATAATTGATCGGGAGCATGTGAATCCGGTTCAGGTCGTCGCCCCACGGATCGGCTTCCATCACGATAGGTTCATCCGGCCAGAGCGGTTCCAGTGTGAAGAATCGCTCTATATCCCGGTACACCGCCGCTTTCATCCGAGGGTCTTTGTGGACGCTCGACATTGGAAACGTCGGGACTAGTATCGTATCTGGTAGGTCAAGGTGAGACGCCGGGAAGAAAGTACCGTGGTCTTCTCGGACGTTCTTGAAGCTCGGACCTGCGAGCATCTTGTTGATCTCGGTACCAATCAGAAGGATGCGCTCAGGAGCGAGTCGGTGGATGAGTGAGACGATACCTCGAAGAAGATATTCCTTTTCCTTACGGTCGGCCCGATAACCTCGACTCGGGAGGAATGTAGCGAAGAAGACGGACTCGGTCGAGTCGGTCAACCGGAACGATACTTCCTTCAGCGTAGTCTCAGTCTTCGGGCCAAGAACATAACCGCTCTTTGAAGGCTCCCACGAGATCGCCATGTACTTTGGCTGAGGGCCCCCGTATCCAACCTTTGAGAGTGTTCGAGTTTCTGGATTGACCGAGTATACGTCCATCATCTACTCCCTAATCACGGTGGTGTTTCCGACTTGATCGGTGAATCGGGCAATCATGGCCGGATCATTCACCATCGAAGAGTAGAGAGCGTAGTCGCCCATTCCGAACGGAAACGCCCGTTCAGCCAACGCACGTCGTGATTCTATCGTCTCTTCGTCGGGAAGGATGAAGACGATCTCGAAGTCGGGGATGGAGAAGCGGAGGAAGGCCGGATTGAGGTATCGGGCGTAGTTGTATCCCTCGTGGAGAATACCCCGAATCTCGCTCGAGACCAGAGTCGGGTCGAAGGGACGGAGAGTCATCTCGTGCGGACGTTCTCTCCGACGGAGGTAACCGTAGACGAACTGCGAGACCACGAACCGGTCAATAAAGACGTGGTCGTGCCCGTTGATGATTGCGAGATGGAAGGCCATTAGGAGGCGGCTCGAGTCGAGCAACATCCCGTACATCACATCATCGGCTCCGCTCGGCATCGCTCGCAGACCGGCCTGTTGGAAGAACGTCGAGACAGAGATTGAGACGTTGGCCGAACCCGGTAACTCGGCCATCCTCTTTCCGATATAGTAGGACTTACCGGCTCCGGCCGGCCCTTCGACTATGTGGATTGTTGGCATATAGAGAACCACCTTTCGTAGTGTGTGAATCCGATATTCTATAGGGCAAATCGTTCCCGACGTTTCCGAGAAAAAGCGACCCTGTGTATACCCTTAGCGATCTCTGTATCGTCGCAAATAGGGGCCTCTACGACGTCAGAAAATCGCTCAAAATAAACCATTGAGCGTGCCGATGAGCAATAATGCGAAGAGGATGACCAATAGGCCTCGAATTGAGTTCCTCTGGAAATAATACCAGCGAGCGACTCGATCCACGTAGTCGAAGTCTTCAATCCTTACCTCAATGGAGTAGACCCGCCCGTCCGGAGGATTAGCCTGGAGGTTACTGATTCGGATACCCTTCTCGTAGAGTCGAGCGACAAGTCGGGCGATGATAGAACCTGGGACATAGAGCGTCTTATAGGCTGAAACAAATGGTGTTCTCATTCGAAGGCCCTCAGTGACCCGTGGAACCTTACGAGCTGGAGGTAAGGCATCACCTCTCGGATTACCTCGCCGTTCCCGTACTCGTGTAGGTAGAAGACGTGTCGAACTCCCGCACGGTACAACGCCTTCGAACAGGTTGTGCAGGGTAGGTGTGTAACGTAGGCGACGGCTCCGTCTGTCGAGATACCTTGTCGAGCGCAGACAGCGATGGCATTTATCTCGGCGTGTGTCGCCCGCACGCAGTGACCGCCTTCAATCTCGCATCCGACTTCGGTACAGTGATTGGCCTCGCTCGGCGCTCCGTTATAGGCCACCGCTAGAATTGCACCTTCTTTCACGAAGACGCAACCAACTTGAGCCCGAGGACAGGTCGACCTCTTCGACGTGTCGACGGCGATCTTCATGTATAGTTCATCCCTAGTGGGTCTTCGGTTCAACCCCATTGCGCATCTTTCTCCTTCTCTTGATACTCGAGCTTCTTGAGTTCTCCTAGAGCCTCCCCGTAGGAAATTACCTCTCGCTCATTGACGGGAACTTCATCCGGGTCTTTGTTGATCGGCAGCCTCTCGACTCCGACGACTAGTGCGTTCTTCCAAGGCAATAACCACGCCCGTAGTAGGTCAATTCGATTCCAGACGTCTCCGTCGGGACAGATGATCACGGACTGGAATTGTAACTGCCTGATCTGTTGAGACCGAGGTATTCCGAACGTGCACGCATCTTTCGGGTAGATCACGTCGTAGGGTCCTTCGACTATCCTGACGGGATTCTGATAGTCGAAGAGAGAGTACCCCTCGTAGCCGAAGCCCATCCGACCGTGAAGAATGGTACGCATGGTCTTCTCCGAGGTATCTCGCAATGCGTAACCTTGCGAGAGCCCGTGCGGGTTCCGTATCTCGAAGATGTCTAGCGACTTCGGCTCAAGGAGATGGAACCGTTGGGTAACCCGTGAGAATCGGCTGTACCTCGGATTGGGT